CTGCTGTGTTGTTCTGCCATACCTTACGTAGGTAGGGGAACTTAATCATGGTAGACTGAATAGTACCTAAGATGGTAGCCAGCTTAACCTTACGCTCAAGATCCGCAATGGTATCAGTTGCACGTACTACACACTCCGTTAAGTTACAAAACTGGTATGGACGTAAAATGATTTCAGAACAAGGGTTTGTACCAAACTCATAGTTAGGATCACGCCGCCCAAACTTAGCTGCTTGCTTCTTGGATGCCTCACGATTGAAGATACCACGCTCACCAGACTTAGACTCAACCAGTGCAAGCCACTCACGCATGAATGTTTCCATGTCTGGCTTCTCAGTGTATGATACAGAGTTGTTAGCCAAGGCACGATGCCCAGCTGTTTCCCACCACTGACCTGACTTAGCGTGACGCATACGGTCATCACTCAGGTTAGACAGAGAGATCATAGCAGAGCGGCGCACACCACCTACGACAACGATCTGACCAATGAAGCACATCAGGTCATGGCATTCCATAGAGCTAAGTTTACGCCCCTGTGCAGTCTTGAAGATAGACACAGCAAAGTTAAATAGGTCTACGAGTGGCGCTGGGCCTGATGCTCTACCACCAAACGTCTTAAGCCTTGCACCTGCAGGGCGTACCTGTGACACGTCCCACTTAGGGATCTCACCAGCCCAGAGGAGTGCAAGAACTTGACGGAACCCTTTAGCCCAGCCTTCCTTACTGTCCTTAACGACAACGACAGTTTCACTCTCAAACAGCTCAGGCACTTCTGGGAGCTTGCTGATGAACTGGCGCTCGACACTGAACCCGACACCAGTACCACAGAGAAGGATGTACATAGCCTCATCGAATGACTTAGGGTCATCTACGGGTAGGTAACTACAGTTGTAGCCTGCTGTGTTGTCACGCTCAAGCGCTGGGCCAGCTGTCATCATAGCTCGCATGGAGGGCATGATCTCTAGGCCCAAGATAGCTTGCTCAATCTCATCAATGCAGGAGTTGTCTACCTTTACGGCTTTACGTACTACATTGTCCATGTAGCGTCCTACTGTTGCACCCCATGACTCACGGCCTTGACCATCAAAGTACTTTGCGTATCGTGATTTATGAATAAACGATTGGTAGTCTGTGGGTAGATAATTTGTACTCATTGTTGTTTAACCTCTATGTTTTTTACTTCTGCACCGTCTATGTCGTAGATAATATCAACTACTAACTCTGACACAACCTCTTCATACATATCCTCTGATATAGGTAGGATATTCTCTCTCTCATCAATAGATACAGTCATTCTAATATCAAAGTTCATTTGCTTTTTCCAGTAGATCTGTCAGTGTAGGCTTCTTATAGTTTGGCCCTTTCATGACTTTACCATCTTCACGCAGCACAGGCTTACCATCGCTTCCTAGCTTGGACATGTTGCTGCTATGCACACGAGCAAAAGCCTCCATAAACACTTTCTCACCGTACTGCTCTAGTCCACTGTCCAGTGTACGACTTACTTTAGCTTGTTGCTTTAGTACAGTATCACGTTCAGTATCACGCAGAAGCAGCCCTACATGATTTACAGCAGTAAGAGCCAACCCGGTAGACACGTATAGCAGATCGCACATCTCTTTCAAGTGCTCCTCTGTGCCATACGTCTCAGCGAACACCTCCTCTAGCTCTTCATCAATAAGTTTAATCCACAAGCGTGGATCAAGAGAGCCGTTGAATGCAACAATAAACTCAGCAACCTTCTCGTGTGGCATCTGAGGCTTCATTGCTTCTATGTCTGTCTCGTTAATCATGCGCTACCCTCTGTTTTAGTCCATTTGTTTAATGTATGTACACTATCATCCTGTACTACGTCAAGCCCTTCTTCTGAATAAAGACTAAGCGTATGATTCCTGTGATCTTCTACCTCTGCATATATGTCAGGGTTTTCCCTAGCTACCTCTAAGAAGGCAGTCATCATAGTAGCCATATTGAGGATGTGCATACTAACCTCAAAAGGCACAGGTGTTTCCTCTGGTATAATTACAGAGACACCTACTTCACCATCCCACGCATCTTCGTAACCGATAGGCCGTAACACGATAGCAATGTCTTCTGGTTTAAGTGCTTGTTTCACTTGGTATCCTTCCTTTTAGTCTTCAGTTCTATGCGTTTAAGTTTGATCTCTTCGCCTGACTCGCTTAACCATTCTTCTGGTATTACACGATTAGACCACAGGAAGCCATACTTATCACACCAGTCACAGTATCGAGACTTAGCACCCTTATACAGCTTAGCTTTAGCATTACTAAATACAAACCGAATGTCTAACTCAGGGTGTTGTGCCTTAATCTCACGATGCTTACGCCTGTCAGCATTATCAAATATGCCCTTGCTCTCAACTATGATGCCATTGTCTAACACAAAGTCTGGAGTGTAGGTGCGATACTTTAGATCTTCCCACTCTACCTTTAGATCTTCATACCTGACTGTGTGCTGCTTATCCTGCAACCACGCAGCAATCTCTTTCTCAAGACCGCTACGATAGTTGTTAGTGTGTCTACGCTTCGCCATCAGCATCACTCTGTGTGTCAATGTATACGTAGTCAACCATAGGAGGATTCTTAGCCTTAGAGCTAGGCGAAGGAACAGTCTGAAGTCCGGGCCAGCATTTGTGTTTGAATGCACAGAAGCCACACTCTGTACCCAGCTTTAGGTTGCCTGTCTCTTTGCGATAGAACGTCTCTTTGATAGGCTCAAAGCAACGCTCAAAGGGCTTGTCTTCGTTAATGTAGTCAGTAAGCTCTTCGATACCTTCCAGTACAGATGCTTTGTCTACACCCTCTGCTGAGACGTATTTAAACTCACCATTAGCCTTGTTGACT